CACCTCTCACTCCTCCTCCTCCTGCCCAATAAAACCATTCCAATCCTCATCCTCAAACTCAAGGATGGTACCAGCTCTTTCTAATTGATCAAAAGGAACACTGTATGACGCTTTCACGGCATCCAAAACATGTCGAGCCATCATACATTCTAACGACGGAAACTTAAAAAACTCACTTCTAGGAACATTCACCTTCCTTAACAAACGGCGAAACTTAACAGAATGAGTATCCGCTTCATAAATTTGCAACAACTCCGCAGGCGTTAACGGCTTTAATGCCATCAGAGATCGATAAACATGTAACACTATGTTGTAAAACGGCTCATTTGTACCCATAGAGTCCCACGCATGTCCGATTGCCACAGGTATCATTTCCCCAGTCGTATCGAATTCAGTAGTAAAAAACTTACGCACTGACTCATCTATCTCTTTATACGGTAAAATAGGAGCATAACGCTCATCTTTATTTTCAATAAAATACCTTTTAAGAAATTTTGGCCCCTTCTTAGCAAACCTACCCATACCATCTGGAACAGATATTAATGAATCATATATATTCGCATCTCTAAGATTCATATGAAAGTAGGTTTTGAGAAATTGTCCCCATGTAACATGGTTCATAACAGACCTCAAAAGATTGGGTGCACCCCAGATATGATCATCACCATACACAACAATAACTATAAACATCATCATTATAAAACGATCTATCAAATCCGCTAACATAGGATGCATTGCTTTAATATGTTCACAAAAGCAATAGAAAATAAACGCCATTATCCAACTATCTCCATGAGACGTCTCTTTTCCCCCCGAGTACATTTGACCATTCATAAATCTCCAAAAACCTCCTATATGACATACTAACTTTGCGCAAACGTTAGTGGCCCAATACTCAAGCAATTTTCGCAAGAACTCTTGCTCCGCCCCATTCATTGTATCCCATGCATAATATGGGTACACATTAGAACAATAGAGCAGCAACTGCCAATCCTGAATATGCTTATCTAACCCTTCTATATCCCCGTCAACCCAATAAAAATCTTTCTGATCCCCATTTAAAAACTTATACAAAAAGTAAGAGCCTCCCCACCAAAATTTCATTCCAATACGTATAACATTATTTCTCTCTAACAACATTCTCTTTTCATTAACTATTATAGACATAAGCACATGAGGCAAATCAGGAATAAAAAACTCTCGCATCTTCATTAACATAGCCTGTAACTCTTCATAAATTTTATACTGACCATATCTAAACTCATCCTTTAACTTTATCAAACAATGTATAGCTTCGACAACCAAAGTAGGATTGGTTTTAATTTGATGCAGAATACGATGCAACTTACGCACAGCTTGTTCTACTAAATAACATTTCTTTCCTGTATTTAGTATCTGAACTTCTGCTCCCTCCCAGGTAGTTTTTCTTCGCGCTCCAGGAAGAACTCCTGCAGATGTAAATAACGATACTTTCTTAATCAACTCTACAGGATTATATTGAAAAGTAAGCTTTGCATGATTATCATATGTATTCATTGCTCTAAGCAAAGATCCCAAGGCCGCCGGAACATATTTAAAAACCTGTATGTCC